GCAGTCATCGCACCCTTGACAACTTCAAAGCGAGGACGATTGCCTGCAATCTGATCAAACAGCGCAGCCTTCTCAAGCTGACGCTCAACACCGAACGACTTACCGACACCCGGAGGACCCGAAACGATCATCGCACGGACATCACCGCGGATACAAGCAGCAGCCATTTCATCAAGGATCTCAAAACGAGTAGCAATGCGGTTCATCGCTTCATCGTCAGTCTCAACGGGCTTAGTGACAGCAGTTTCTACCATAGGTTCCCCTTCAAGAAATTCGATATCATAAAGTGCGTTAACCTTGATCTTAATCTCATCAATAGCAACGGGGAAATGCCCCTCGTTCTTGACAGTCACATAGCTGCCCTTCTTACCGGTCTGAAGACCTTTGACGAGCTTGAACTGCTTATTGATGACCGGCTGATTGCGATACTCACCGTTCTTGATGTTGATCGTAGACATTCTTGCTGCTCCGTCTGTGTGACTCAATATAACTACTATAGCTAAAGGCTGGACCGAAGTCAAGCCCTTTTTTCAAATTACTTGAACAGGCCCTTCTTGGGCTTCACGGACTTTTCTTCCTTTTTGATCGCTTCCAGCTCAGACTTGAGCCGAGAAACTTGTTCTTGAAGGTCGTCACGTTGCGAAATGACATCCTCAAGCACACTCAGCGTCATGAAAAGAGAATTCACGAAGGTGTTGTTGCGTTCATTAGCGGAAACACCGCTGAGAATGCTCTTGATGGAAGTGACGAGAATACGTTCCACATTGGTCAAAGTAGCAGTCCTTTGTTCTAGCTGGGTGACTCAATATAACTACTATAGCAAAGTTTTGGGTAGATGTCAAGCCTTGATCACATCAAAAACCGAATTTTTTAGGTCTGCTGCTTCTTCATAGGACAGATAAAAGTCGGTAGTCGGGTCCCAGTACGCACCCTCTTTAGGATCATAGTACGCGACCCGTCCGTTGGGGTAGAAAAACGGGCCCTCAAGGCCCTTACGGGGCTTAAATTTAGAGCGAAGTTCTTCGGAAACACTCAAGACCCGATACCCCATCTGACACTCCTCGCTGTTCAGAATGTCATAATATCAAAAAGGGTACCCGAAGTCAACCTTTTATTTCAAAAATTATCCAACAATCTCGTATTCAATACCATCTGGGTCTACGTAACCATTTAACATGCTGGTAAGTTTTTGGTAAGATAATATGCTACGTTCATATGCCCAATCGTCATAATCTGGACTATTCTTATCCGGTTCGGGTTCAAGGTCATAATCTCTATATTCGTACTGATATTTGTCTACACGTTCTTGATTACCTGGAAGTTTAAGCCAATCGCCGATAACATCAGAAAACGCATCATCATCAATTCCGATTACTTCACCATCCTCGTCAACATAGTCATCTTCGCTTGGACCTTGCGGACCGAAATACCATTTAATCAATGGCACTAGTATTTGATCCTTTGCAGTGTCTCTAGTTTGAGGCTTTGACTTCATTCGGTCAGGAGGATTAAGAACATAATTCTCATTATCTACAGTGAATCCTAAGTTCCAAAATGAATATAGCAAAATCATCATCACAAATCCTGCTACAGTTCCCTTTTCATATCTTCCCATAAGGAATCGGCTTAACCAATTACTTTTCTGGCGTATAGCTTCGGGTTCATAGTATTGTATATTGAATTTCTGCTTTAGATCCAATAGTTCAGCTTTTCTTTGATCATTTGCGCTGCGGAAATATTTGTCCATTACAGCATGAAAAGCAGTCCCATCAAAGTTTGTATTTGTAGATGAAATGGCTAATTTTGGGTATGATTTGTTATACGCAGTAATGAACTGCATGAGTATAGGATAGCTTTGTGCTTTTGATAATGGATCACCTGCTTGTGCTTCATTGATGATGTCTACGTATTTTCTAAACCAAGAGGAGTCACTCATTATTAAATTCCCTGTTTAGATTATTTATTCCTCAACCCTTTTTGTCTAGCTTTGTTAAAAAAGCAAACACAAAGGATGAAATGATCATGGTGAAAACAAACGTTCCTGCACCAAAGGTATCTATAAACCATTCAGTACCGACGACAATAGACCCGCATAATGCTAAAAGCAATGAAAGAGAACCTAACAATCTTACAGTTACCATAACACCAGTAGTCCAATCATCTGAAACTTCTTTCAGCGTGAATAGGATTGTAGATAGACTTTCCTTAAATGACTGATTTTTTACTTCTTGTTGTTCTGGGTTTTTCATATATAAGTTCCTGTGCGATTACACATTCAAAAACATAGCTATTTCAGGGAATGTGGACCTGAAATTATTCTTGCGATAGTTATCATGTCTCATGAGAGAATATTTGAATTCGTCAAACTTGTCGCTATCATCATTTTGTTCCATGATAGAAACCCAGGCTTCTAGTTCTGAATGACTTGATTGCTTCAACTTCTGAATGATAGCTTGCTTACCGCTAGCTGTCCAAATAGTAGGTCTAAGGCGAGAAGGAATATGCAATCTACCTAACCAAGGAGTAGACAATCCTATTGATTTAGTCCATGTCAACAATTCATCAAGATAGAAGATATTAAAGGCACTGACTGTTGTAGCAACTTCTAAGATGATATTATCAAAACACTTGCGTTGATACAATGAAATGTTTTCTAATACCTCGTTCCAGTCAGCAGGAAAGCGTATGTATTGAAACCTGTCTTCAATGTCATCAATACTCAACTGTATTCTGACTGTCTTGAACTTGCTCCAAAGTAACCACCAACTATCGTCTGGGAATATAGTTGCATTAGTAGTGTAATGTAGTTCTAATTCAGAAGCAACTCCAGTATCAATGTAATGCTGTAGCAATTGCTTCTGCTGTTTTACACCACTAAGAAATGGTTCTCCACCAACGATATCAATATTCTTTAGTGTAGGAGCTACCTCAATAAAAGTATCTACGAAATCATCTTTATAAAAATGATTTGGTTTAATGTCGTTTCCGTAAATCTTTTGGAATTCGGCTTGCCACTTGCTTGAAGAATAAGCATTGCAAATGATGCACTTCAAATTACAAGTGTTTCCAAAAGCAATACTAGCAGTCACAAAGGTAGGATTATCAAAATCGTAATCCTTGTATTGGTCTCCCCACTGCTCTTGATCAAGCTGTCGCTTACTCTTAATGCCTGCTTGTTCTTCTATCTTGCATCGGTCACATCCTTTAGGCCACTGCCCTTCGTTGAATGTGTCTTTTACCTTGTTTAGAAAAGGACTGTTGATATAGTCATTGATAGAATGGGTGTTGATATTTGTTACGTCCTTGGTTTCCCAGAGATACTTACAGCACGGCATCATCACGCCTTGCTGATCAATGTCTATGTTAGTCCAAGGAGCGTAACAAAAAACGTTAGACATTCAACACCCAGGAAGAGGCCCTGTAATACTCTAATGTATCTTTACGTGCAGCCCTAAATTGGCCCTTGACTGTAATATTCTTGTTGGTAGTTAGATAGTGATCAAACAAGTCAGCAAGTGAACTGCGGGCTTCTACACTCAACATGATGCGGTCATCTTTGTGATCACGAAACCAATACTCGTTAGGGTGGCGTCCCTTACGATAAGACGTAACTTTCTTAATGAACGTTAGCTTCTTGTTTTCAGCTTCATAATTGAGTTCACTGCCCTTGAGTGAATGATACTCGTTATCAAACACCGTGCGTAGTTCTTTATCGTACTGATAGAAATAAGGCAACTTGTATATCATGCCCAAAAACTTAGTAGGGAGTTGATATTTATCAGGAGCTTTCTTGAACTCACCGCTCAAGAAACGTCTCAATTCTTCACGAAAGGGGGTGATGCGATCACCACGCAAAGTAGTCAGTACGATCTTATCGTTGTAGTGCCTGCGAATGATTGCAGTAAAATCACGATCTTCGTCCGTGATCTGTTTTTTCAAAAAAGGAGAAGCAAGATCGTGATAACCTTCATTTTCTTTGGTCAACCTGTAATTAACGCAACTAAGAAGCAGCGGGTCCTCTTCAATAGTAACAGTAGTTTCTACGTCAATAAAAATATCGTTGATTGCCGTAGTTACAGATGCATTCCAATCACGAATAGCCATAACGTTATTAATCATACCTATCTCCTTACATTTTCAAAATAAAGGATTGTTGAGAGGAAAGCAAGCCGCAGCTTACCCAATTGTGATATCTTCCATACCAGCAGTTCTTAGACGAACGATGTGACCCAACTGCCACTGCTTAGTATCAATTCCTTTTAGAATACCTAACCATTTGTTACGCAGCAACGCAACTTCATTGATGAGAACTTCAAAGTCAATGACTTCCTGTTCACCGTCAACATACTTCTCAGCGTCACGAGACGTTAGGGCACGGTTGTAGTTTTCAAGATACTTTTGAAAGTGCTTTCTACGAATCTTACGAAGTTGGATATTGAGGAAGTTGAGTACCGCTTCAATCTCTTGAAGTTGATTGAAACGATACTCAGTAATACCCGGAAGAGCAGCAATGTTTGCTTCAACCTTTCCGAATACTTTTACTTCACCCCTTGCCTTCAGCAACTCACTTTCGTAGTGAGAGATAAAGTCAGGAAGTACTCCTAAATCATCAGTGATTCTGTTGTACCATGTCATTAGTAATAGTCATCTTCATCATCGTAGCTGTCATCGTCAAAGAGGTCATGATCTACCTCTTCATGGTAATGTCCGTCTTCCGGACTCTCTAGATAAAACTCTAGAGCACCTTTGATATAAGAATCGCCCCTAAAAGCATTCTTAATCTCAGCGGATGAGTAATCCTCATCAATCAAATAATTGACGAGGATTTCTGCGGCGCCGTCGGGGTCACCTGTCTCAAGGCTTGGTCTGAGGATCTTCCATACCTCGTGTATTAGTCCTATGCTCATTCTGCACTAACCTCCTGATCTTCAATAAAGGTACTTAGTGCAGGTTCAATCTTTTTATCAAATTCAGCCATCATGATGTCAAGACAACCGTCAGCATTTGATTCCCAAGCCTTACGGAACTTCTTGATGATAGTACCATCAAGAGTAGTATAAACAAGAGAGTTGCCTTCCTTCTTCACACGACCCATAGCTTCAAACATATCAAGTAGACCTGAATAAGGATTCATTCCAGTCTCATACGGAATCTTGACTTGAACAGATTCAAAGGGCTTTGCATAACGAGTCTTCATGACCTTACACATTGCACGAATGCCTCGTACTTCGCTGATCTTGTTGCCGTCTTCGTCTTCCTTGAGCTTTAGCTTCTTCATTGCAACAACGATTGACGATGCATATACGAAGCCTTGACCACCGCTGATCTTATCATCGGGGTCAAACATGTCTTGTGATGCATACGTGTGATTAGTTGCGACAAGCCCTACGTTGTGACTACCGAACATGTTTACACAGTTGCGAACGAGTGCGGTAAGAGCCTTAGGCTTACGACCCATATCACCCTTCAAATCGCCTGCGTCAAACTGATTAACGTCAGTTGGAGTTAGCAACATACCGAGTGAGTCAATAACGAACAACACCTTGGGCTTCTCTCCTTCGGGCATTGTCTTGTACTCTTTCATGAACTCGCTGATAGTCTTAGCAACATCATCAATCATTGCCATGTTCAGCTTGAGCAGCTTGCTTTCGTGAGTGTCAACGCCGAGTGCATGAAGCCAAGACTCATCAAGTGCGTTTTCGCTATCAACAAGAACAACGTAGATACCCTGTTCTTGTGCGTGACGTACTAGGTTCCCCGAACAGATGTAGGACTTCCCTGATCCTGACTCTCCGGCAAAGACAGTAACTTTACCAAGAGGAATGCCTTTATTAAAGTCATTGCTGATACGATAATTAAGTGCATAGTTCCCTGTACTCACCCAGTCTGTTGGGTCATTAAACCCGATGCTAAGACCATCAATAGCCTTAGTAATACCCTTTCGAAACTTCGAAATGTCAAATGGTTTAGTTGTCATTATTTTCCTATCTGTTTACTTGCTTTAAAACTCTATCAGAAAATGATACTTTATCAAGTAATTCGGGACTGTTATTAGCGAGTTGTTCTAGGTCATAATCTGAAGGAAAATGACGCAAGCAACCACGGGCGCGGTCACGAATGATACTAGGAACCCTTGGCGTCTTACCTGGATCGCAGAGTTCCTCAAGCAACTTCTTACTTTGTTTTAACGCTCTATATCTTTCATCTGGTAATGTCATAGCCATACTCCTTGCGAGAAGAGGGGGAGGTTTCCCTCCCCCAATTCATTTAGGCCTTAACCTGTCTAGCCTTAATCATGGCTAGAATATCAGCAGCCTTATCGCTTGAAGTAGACTGTGCCTTAGGAACCACTACCGGTTCAGACGTTTCAAAAGGAACATCATCATCAGCAACGCTTGCGGCTGGCGCAGCAGGAGCTGAAGTTGCTGCCGAAGACGATGCGCCTTCAGGTGCAGCGAGACCGTAAGGACGATAGTATGCGCCCCACTTGTCATTGTCATAAGGACGACCATCAACTGATGCTTCAAACATTTCCTTGATGACACGAAGTTCAGCCTCAGAAGGCTTCTTCGGCAAGAAGTCCTTGAGATCAAACAGACCATGTGCATCAATTGCAGCCTGTTCAGCTTCAGTAAGCGGAGACTCCTTACGGGCCCAGTTGGACGTAGAGTAGTCAGCATAACCGCCCTTGCTAGTCTTCTTCACGTAGAAGTCAAGACCACGCTGAAAGTCAGTCGGCAATTCTTCAATCTCCGGATCCATCAGAGAACCCTTGATGATAGTCTGAATCTGAGGGCTGATGATGAAGCGACGAATAGGATTAGCAGGGGTAGAGTCGTCACCGATAGGATTCTGACGAACGAAGCCCTGATAGATATAAGAACGCTTCTTCCAATACTTGTTAGCCATATCCTTCAGAGTGTCGTCCTTATACCAAGGGCGCACTTCTGCGAGAATAGGACAGTTATCACCATACATCTCTACGCATGGAACCTGCACAGTAATCTGCTTGACGTTTGCATCACCCTTGACTCCGTTGAAAGGGAGCTTGATGATCTGACGCTCTACCCAAAAGAAGGTGTTGTTTGAATCACCGTCAGGAAGAAAGCGAATGGTTGCAGTAGAACCTTCGTCCATGTTCCAGTGGGGATAGATTGCGTTATCTGATTGATTACCCGAACCTCTGTTCTGGGTCTTATTCTCTTGTGCCGCGATGCGGGCACGGATTTCTGCTAGACTTGCCATTTTAATTTCTCCTTTATAAATGTGCCTAAGTTGAGCTTTATTAGTGTTTTTATGTTTCGCTGTCGGAGACAACTAACACAGTATGCATAATACATCCTGTGTAGAGTATTTACAAGTTAATTGGGTGCAAAGTATTATTATATTTTGCGTTTTAGGAAGAAAAGGGTAACTAAGTTACCCTTATCTAATGATCAATGTTCTGAGTCTTGCTAGGTCCTGATCACCCTCTTTAAGACCCTTTTCCTTGGCTTGCTGTTCTAATCTATGAAGACGATCTGCCAATTCATCTTTCATCTTAGGATCCTTTGCTGTATCAGGATCCATTTGAATCTTCTGTAGAGACTTACGCTTTTCAACATAGTCCTCTTTATCAACTAGAGGGGTGTCATTATTTTTCTTTGACTCGCTTGCGCCAACTAGTTTTCCTACTGCACCTTTAGGTCCTACCTTCTCAGTTGGTCCAAGTTGTCCTACACGCTTTTGTTCTGGGCCCAAATCTTCCTCAAGTTCTTCACCTTCTGGAATACCAACTGGATTGTTTGACTTAATACTTTCTTCTTCCTCTAGTTCTTCTTCAGACATGATCACACCAAACTTAATCAAATCTGCGATTGTGTCCGGATCTAGTTTAGACTTACCGCCTTTTGCAGAATCTGCGTACCTAGCTGCACGGGTATGAGGGTCTAACGAAGTGTTGTATCGGTGTGATGTTGAGTCTTCATCGTCTTCTTCAACTTTTTCAATTTTTTTTAGATCAGGATCAGTAGTAGTTAGTGAACCCTTTACTTGTTCGTCATAATCTTGCTTCTCAGCTTTCTTATATGGCTGCGGAACAGCATCTAACTTCTCATTAATTACTGACTCAGCCCACTCGGCTAGAGCATCAACCTCTTTGACTTCAGCAACGTTCTTACGAAGGCGTGAAAGAATTGGCATGACTGATTCAATACGAGGGTCTACAGTTTCTTGTACGAACAACTCATTGATTGATTCATCTCCCTCATCTTCCATGAGAGTGGGAGTCCATGATTCAAAGTAAGCGTTATACCCACGATGACCTGTCATTCTGCTGAGGGTTTCACGTAGATTGTTATAGTGATTTACACCTTCGTTGATGAGTGCTTGTGCAGATTCATTGAACTGCTTGCTACGTGTAGCACGAACGAAGCCAGCCATTTTGTTGTATTCTTCGCAAATTGATTTGATATGTCCCCAGCGGTCATCGTTAGGAACTCCGCCTTCTGCAATATGACGAGCATATACACGAGCAATGCCGGGACGAGTGGTTGGAGCTAGGAATCTTTCACCGTCTTGATTTTCAAGGAAGATACGAGCTACATTACGATAACGCTGCTCACCTTCTTCAAGTGAACGGCTATGCTGAATGACAATCTTCACATTAGGCACTGCATCGTTATAGCTTGCCTTCTTGCCCATTGGGTGGTAACCCTCTGCGATTTTCTCTTTCATTTTGTAATATTCCCTTTGTCTCATGTCATCACCGAGACGGTCTTTGTTTGATAATTCAAAGCTAAGTTGTCTACGCTGGGCCCACTGTTTTACGTGCTTCAAGAACCCTGTCCAAGTATCATCATATTCTACTCCAGGAGTAGGATTGTTGGGACTATCCTGCTGTTCATCGTCAAAGTATACGTTTACATTCTGTGCGTCATCAAGTGTTATCCAGGCCTTACCGTAATCTTTTCCGTCTTTGATGAACTGGAATTCAATTACATCTGCTTCCTGAGACGCTTTAACACGCTGGTTCTGTGCGTTTAGTGGAACAGGCTTGTACCCTCTTACTTTGAGAAGGTCGTAGAGTTCTTTGTTGAATGATTCAGTGTCGAGTGCCATAATGATATTTATGCCAACTTAGCCCAGGACCGCAAAGAAGGGAAGCGGGGCAATCATTTCTTCATGGTCTCTTATTTGGCTTTCAAGGTCACCGTGATAGTTCGCTAATTGTTGCATAATTCTAACTGCAAGCAGGGTTGACATAACAAGATCGTCAGTATCCCCTATCTTAGCTGCATAACTGCCTCCGTGTGCAACAAACGCTTTGAGTTCGCTGATTAAAGGACGGCTGTGAATAGTCATCTTCTTTGATTCTAGCAATGTTTTAAACTTAGCACAAGCCGCTAGTTTTGGTTTGTTAGAAGTGTTGAACCCTCTTCTGCCTTTTCCTGTCTCACTGATGAAAATACCTTGAATGTTTGATTCTCCGTATTCATTTAGTGATACAATAGCTGCTTCACCGATGCCATTATTCTCAATAGAGTAATAGATATTATTAGGTTCTCCGGTGATCTCTGTAATGTACTTTGTAATCTGTGCCAGTAACTTAATTTGACTTGGAATATCAGTCTTGTTGTGCTTCCATTCACCTATCTGTGTAGTTGAGCTTGCATCAAATATCTGAATAGCAGCAGGATCACCCCCGGTACCAAGAGAAGGATCAAGTGCTACTACGTACAGCTTACCCTTTTTAGGTTGTTGATACCAGCGAATTTGTCCCATACGATGCGTTGGCTCGCTACCATCAAGCATAACAAGTGTGTTTGGATTGATAAGAGTTTCGTCTGCGATGATGAATTCACAACCGATTTCACGATTGAAACGATCATCACCTAATTGGGCTTTCATCTGCTCGGCCCATTTATCATCTCTGCCGGGCTGCTCACGCCAGTATGCACGATATGCTTTGAAGCCGTTAACACCTACTTCTGTTGTGTTGCCGAACTCATCTTCTGTCTTGTTAGCCATCTTCCAGATAAGAGCGAACTGGTCTTCGTCTGAGTTTGGTGTTGAAGTGATAATAGCCTTACCACCAGTTGCTAGTGTCGGAGTGATAGCAGTCCAAAATTCTTTAGCGATTGAAGGACGGACGAACGCAAATTCGTCAAGATATAGCAGAGTGATAGACATACCACGACCTGTGTTTTCAGTCGTAGTAGCAGACACGATGCGTGATCCGTTCTCAAAGTCAAGTGAGCCTTTGTTATAAGTTGTCACCCCTGCCTTAATGTGATCAGGACAGTTTTCATACGCATAACGAATACGCTGCATGATTTCCTGAGCGCCTGTATATTTGTGTGCTGCAATTAGAATAGTAGAGTCAGGGACGAACATCGCATACCAAAGCAAATAACCAGCAGCAGAGGTTGATTTACCAGACTGGCGAGGCATCAATGAGATAGAGAAACGATAGCGATGATATGTATAAATCAAGCGTTCTTGATATTCCCACGGGTGATAATTCATGCTTCCCTTAGTAGGATGCTGAATCATAAAAAAGTTATCCATAAAATATAGATAACCCGTTTCGGGATCACAGCACCTAAGAAACTCATCAAGCTGCTGCTGATTTTTGAACACCGTCTTTTGATAGGGTGTCTTTACTAGAGTAGGTGTGTTTGCCATAATACTATTTAGCTTAATATGCTACTTCTTTGAGAAAGGGTCTTCGCCGGTAAGATGTGGTTTAGCGAACATCACTTTAAACCATTCGGGGTCGCCTGGCCTGATGTTGTTTTCACGTATGTATTGCTGCTTTCTAGCATTCAACTCAGTATCGATAGGCTGAGTAGTTTCACCGGTGATCTTTCCAGCGCCACTTAAACGCTTTAGTTCGTCTAGTGTCATTTCCTTTTCAGGAGCAGGCTGAAAGTTACGCATATTTTGATGAGCGTTCATCAGTTTTGCTTGTTTAAATGGATCAAACATTAGTTACAATACCAAACACCGCCCACATATGTAGCAATGATAATCTGACTCTGTTGGCTAGGTTGATTTCCTACTACAGTAGCAGGGCTTTGTGCGGCAATAGTAGTTCCAGGATTGCCTGAGTGAACTGCGTCGGCGATTTGATATTGACGACCGGTTGAAGCGCCGTTTGCCGCATTGGGCAATGTGATAGTAAGATTCTTAGCACTAGTGCCAATCCAATAATCACTGTTAGTTGCTGTGTAGTTCACTGCTGTAAGTCGTGCGCCCACAGTCCAACCATTAACATTGATTGCACCATTAGCATCACGCACAACAATAGTATTAGCAGTGTTTGCTGTAGTAGCATCAGTAATGATATTAGCAGTATTACCTGATACAGTAGCGGCAATGTGAACTGTACTACTTAATGCGTTTGGAGTAACAGTAGTGATTGCGCCGTTACCAAGTTGTGCTACCCAACTTAATGTACCTGAACCATTTGTCTGTAATACATAGTTGGCACTACCACCAGAGATGTGTAGATTACCTACAGCACCTAGTGTGACATTGCTTGTGTTGGCAAAGTTAACTACACCATTACTTGTTAATCCAGTTAGTGTACCGACACTAGTGATGTTTGGTTGTGCGTTTGTATAGACTGTGCCTGCTACTAATGCATTAGCAACTTGACCAGAAACATTAGCTCCTGCTACTGCGTTCGCAGTTGTTGCATATGCTACTGCTCCTGACACATTAGCACCTGCTACTGCGTTCGCAGTTGTTGCGTATGCTACTGCACCCGATACATTAGCACCTGCTACTGAGTTAGCGATTGCGGCGTATGCTACCTGACCTGATACATTAGCACCTGCTACTGCGTTCGCTGTTGTTGCATATGTAGCGAGAGCAACTGCGCCACTAACATTAGCACCTGCTACACTATTAGCTGTTGTTGCATATGATACTGCGCCCGATACATTAGCACCTGCTACTGAGTTAGCAATTGCGGCATATGCTACTTGTCCACTGACATTAGCACCGGCAACTGCATTTGCTGTATTAGCAACATTAGCATTGCCAGTGATACTGATACCCCAAGTACCACTTGCACCTGTACCATCTGCCTTTGGTGCACCAACTGTATTGTAACTGATTGTTACCGCACTACCACCGTTGAATGTAGCACCGCTTGCTGAACCAGTGCCACTATTATTGATTGTCAATGAGTGAGTGACATTACCTGCATATGCAGCATAGTTTGCGTTTGCAATAGTACCGACAACATTTGAGACATTGATATTAGTTAGACCGTACCCGTTTCCAACAAAATAGTTTGCTGTAGCAACATTACCTAAGTTAGCATTGCCACTGGTAATATTACCTGAAACAGTAAGTGTGGTTAATGTACCAACTGATGTAATATTAGGCTGTGCATTTGTATAAACAGTTCCG